TTCACGGCTCGATATGGTGGACAGTTAGAGCGTGGGGCCTGTGCAGCAGTGACAAATACCGCACCGGCATAGTGGGGATTCTCCCCCCGGTACCCCCTGTCGGTGGTTTTGATCTAGGTTCTCCTCCGCCGGCAGGGGGGCATTAAATAGGAGTTGTTTTGGAGAGCCATTTACTGGGTGGTAATGAGATAACTGAGGAGAGAACGATGAGTATTGTATCAGACGAGAAAAGTGAAAAAGGATTGGCTCCGTCTCCGTTCGTGATCGAAGCCAGGACGCCAAGGAACCAGGATTTAATAATCCAGAATCTGGATGGTATGAGGCTTCGTGGGGCTGTTCGAGCGACGGTCGAGGTGTTCGATCGTGGTTGGGAGGAAGATGATGAGGAAGACGATCCCGATGAGCTGCGGCAGGTGAGTCGCCCTGCCCCGGCCAATCTGATTGATGGCATTGGGGAACTGCCGGGGGAACAGTTGTATGTTAATCCGGAGACGGGTGAATGGAGGACGCTAGACCCTCTCTACGAGAAGAAGACAGTACTAGATAGAATACGTATGGCTTTGCGAAGGTCGTTGGGATTCGGTGTTGTCGGCCAGAAGCTTCGTGGTATGAAGCCGAGAGGTGGCATCGTCGATCCCGATCGAACGAAGACGCTTTGCGAAGAGCTGTTTAGCTTCGTGGGGGCTGAGGAAGCGAAGGTTGTTAAAGGACGTCTTCCTTCTCGTGAAGCTATCGAGCAGATGAAGGGACGAACGTTGTTGAATTGGATGAACCGGCAGAACTGGAAGCAGCCCAAGTATCGTGACCAGCTAGGAGATTGGGAACGACGTGTCAACCAACTAGATGGAAGCATCTGATGCCGTCAAGCGTATCAATTCCGAAAGCGGATGCCAGAGTAGAGAGTGCTCGCAGACGACGTGTTACAACGGCAGCACGTCGTCAAGTGAGGACCGAGTGGTTTATTGAGAATGTAAGTACTGTTATTGAGTTGACGATGCGAAAGCGAGTCTCCGTCGCGACTCAACTTCTCAAGGATCGGGTGGTACGAAACATTTCAACCCCAGTTGTCAAGGGGATCGGACCTCGTGGGGGACGGGTGATAACAGGCAGAAGCAGGCCGGGTGAGTTCCCTCACGCAGAGACTACCCAACTCATGAAAACCATCTTTTCGGAGGTGATCCAGTTGCGTCGTGGGGTCTTTGATGGATATGTTGGGACACCATTGGATTATGGTCTGATTCTTGAGACCAAGATGAACCGAAGTTTTCTCAGACGTACATTGAATGAAGCAACAACTGACATCCGTAGGATACTTTCGGGTCCAATAAAATGAGCATTGGCTAAACAGGAGCAGGTTTAGTGGCAGTTGGCCAAGCGGATCTTTTACAGAGTATCAATGTCGTCTGGGATGCTAGCACCCTGGACGCAACATTCAAGGCTCTCTGGCCAGCCACGCCTGATGGTGATGATTTTCCTGTGTTGCATGATATGTTGGCAGGAGGAGAACAGCCTTGGCCGTATTGTATGATTGAGGTGCAGTCTGGTGTAATCTCTGATTGGATGACGAAGGGTACGAACGATCTCTGGAGAATAGAGGATGTCCCGGCAGAGTTCAGGGTATTTGCTACAGAGGTGAGCGGAGACAGTAGGTCGGCGAAGGGAATAGCTGCTTATTTGGTTGAGGAAATAATGAAGGTATTTGGTGGTCATCCGACCGTAGTTTCCGACGACCTGACGCTAGACAATGGTAATCATTTGGTGACACTCTACCAATCTGACTTTTTCATACGGGAAGATAATGCTCGCTGGATGGGGTCTATAAGTTATCTTTTCCGAAACGATGTTCAGGAAATGGCCTGAGGAAAAATGAGATGACAAGAGAAATGAACTCGATATCGGTTTCGTTCAGAGTGAACGGGACGTTGAGAAATGTACTTAATGATACTACTGGTCCTAGTATCAATCATCCGGCTTTTGCATTCTCGAAGAGTGGAACTGCTCTGTCCAATGGTATTGGAGACAACCAGGCCAATCGAGCATGGCAATCTCAGAATCGTGCTATTCTGAGTGGGAATACAGAGACGTTGGATTTGTATGATTTAGCCGGAGTGGACATTGGAGCAGGATCTGGACTGGACGGACTAGGACAAGCTGTTGTATTCGAGGAAATTGTTTTCGTTGCTATTGTCAACGAGAACGATGCTGGTGATCTTGGGGCGTTGGAAATAGCTCCAGCGGCTGTACAGGGTTGGGCGCCGATAGGAACGCATTCGGTGGCAGTCGGTGGGGCTTTATACGGGCAAGGGGTATTGATCAAGCTACAGTTAGATGAGAGAGGATTCGATGTAGAAGATGGTGTGAGCCATCGAGTTGCACTGACTGCGAACGGTGGGAACGTAACGTATTCGATCTATATCCTGGGACGGCATGACGATGATGAGTCGAGCAGCTCCAGCAGTTTCAGCAGCAGTTCCAGCAGCAGTTCCGGTAGCAGTTCCAGTAGCAGTTCCAGTAGCAGTTCCAGCGTCAGTTCCAGTAGCAGTTCCAGCGTCAGTTCCAGCAGCAGCTCGTCTGGAACCAGTAGTTCCAGCAGCAGTTCCAGCAGCAGTTCTTGGTCGTCACCATCGTCCAGTAGCAGCTCTGTCAGTTCTAGCAGCTCGTCTGATACTAGCAGCTCGTCCGTAACGTCGAGCAGCAGCTCTAGCAGTGATGAAAGCAGTTCCTCCTGGTCTTCGGTACTGTGAAGAAGAGAACACACGGAAGAAGAAACAGAAAAGCAACGAGTTTCTCTGAAAGGAACGTGGGCAGATCCATAGAAGCAAATATCTTGGACTGCTTCTATGGATAGAAAGTCCAAATTAGAAGAACAGATTCTAGTACTAGGAGAAGTCAGATGAGCAGTGAAAACACCATCACAGGTCGGGACGGAAAATTCACTGTCGATGCGGCGCTAGTGGCCCGGACGACACAGTGGCAGCAAACAAAGACATTGGCAACCAAGACCGAGTGGGGAGATTCGGATTCAGCAGGATATACGAATCGAGCGGCAGGAAGGAGGGATTCGACCTTCACTGGTGAAGGGAAGTATGATACATCGGATGAAGTGTTTGATCTGTTCCAGGAAGGAGATATTATTCAGGCAACGCTGTTTCTGAACAATACGGCTCCGCTACTCTATTACGATTACCCACGAGCCTTATGTGATAACTTTCAGCTCACCGTAAACATCGACACTGCTGAAGTTATTGGATGGACAAGTGCATGGGGATCTGATGGGATTTATCACTATCCTGGAGAAGCTGGGGCTGCGGTTCGGGTCTTACCGTAAGATTGATAGACATGATGGACTTTACTGCAAATCCTGTTGCGATGCAAGTGTCGGTCACGTACCGCTGCAATGCATCTTGCAAAGATTGTGTGCAACGGCTTGACGTGATTCGTTGGGAGGTGGATACAGACATTACAGAGGAGGAGCTTCGGGTTGCAGCCCGTTTGCTCAAGCTTTATGGGATCAAGATTGGTAAGCTTCGTGTGACTGGCGGGGAGCCGATGCTGCACCCGAAGTTGAAAGAGTTGCTCCACGTGATCAACGAGACTTGGGCCCCTCGAAGTGGATGGTTTCGCGTCTATTCAAACGGGAAGATACCACCGCTTCGTCGTGTTCCCGGTCGGTTTTCGGTTGTGCCTTTGGAGAGCCCGAAGAAGACTAATCTGTTCACGCCGTTCAATGTTTCGCCTGGGGATCTTGGCATAGAACCCAAGTTCGGATTCGTTCGTCCATGCGTGCAGCAGCTCTACTGTGGGCGGTGGTTCGATTGTTTTGGATTTACTTCATGTGGAGTGGCTGGGGTGTTGGGGGCGATGCTGGGAGAAGATACATACGAGCCGTTGCCTGTAATGATGGGCCGTCCTTCTGTATGTCAGCATTGTCTTTACAGTCTGTCCAAGGCAGAACGGCATTCTGTTACACGCAAGGTCAAGGCCGGTAAGATTCCGGGGATCACCAAAACTTTCAGGCAAGCGATAGAACGTTGGCAGGACAACCCCCCTCATCCACGTTATTTTTGGGAACGTCTGCCAAAGGAGTATTTACAAGAGGGAGAACCTACTAATGAGCGATGTAGCAGACAAGACACTGATTGTTACGAAGACAGAGGTTCACTATTGGCCTCAGTGCCCGTGCGCAGTGTGTGAGAGCGAACGAACCCGCCGGGAGTCCGATTCAGGTACTCCTATCCGACAAGTCTCAGTCGAGACTGCCCATGTTCTGGGCTTGATCCCCTCCAGATGTCCCGAGGGTTCACTGACGAAAAAGATGGCCGAGGCATCGACCCCTATTAGGTAGACCTCTTTCGGTTTAGAGCTTGTTGGGGACGATCTTGGGGGATATGGGAGGGGGTTCTGGATCATGTCATATTTTCTTCCGGAGAAGAAAGCATTGTTTCTTCACATTCCTCGTACAGGAGGAACATGGACCAAAGAGGCAATGTTCCAAGCTGGAATCCCGATGGATAAGTGGGGCAGGATCGGTGAACCGTATCGTCCGAAGAAGCACACGATTATTCCACACATCCGTCCGGATCTCTTGCAACGAGTGGGGGTGGTGTTTGCTTTTGTTCGACATCCGGTTCAGTATTATGTTTCGATTTGGAGGTTCGCGACACGTTCATGGAAAGATCGGCCAGAGGAAATGCAATGGAAGGTTCGCGAGAGAAATGATCCAGCAGCAATCAATGAAGCGGTGAATCGGTGGAAGCCGGACTTCAACGAGTGGCTGGAGGAGATGCTTGAAGAAGAACCAGGATGGGCTACGCGATGGTTCGAGCGATACGTTGGGCCCCCTGGTGGAGAGTTTTGTCATTTCATAGGAAGAACGGAGACGATTGAGCAAGATGTTGAACAGGTGGTACGGATGCTTGGATATGGAGATAGGTGGGACGAGAAACGTGAACGAATAGCGATGATACGGCATGCTAGGAACAGGGTGCGGACCGCCAAGGCTCCACATCCTGAGGTAACGGACGAGCAACGGGTGAGGATAGAACGAAGCGAGCGAGTGTTGATCAATCGCTTCCTTTCTGAGGACACTTTCGAGAATCGCGTTTACAGAAATTTCCAAACCGGATGTCCTGTCTGATGGGTTGTATTTATCTAGCCAAATGTATGGTAAATGATCAAACAAAAGGAGAACCGACGTGAGTGACAAAGAATCGAGAGCGATGGGAACGGGCAGGAAGATCGTGGTGGCTGGTAAGGAGTATATGCTGCGGCCTGTTGTGGTTCAGCAGTTGTGTGATCTGGAACAAGAAGCACTACAGTTCTTCTGTCGTCAGGTACTAAAGACGTATACTGCCAACGCCGATTTATTGGGAGATCGGGCGGATGCTCTGATAGCCCAGAAGTTTGAGGAGGTGAGCAGGTTGACTTTGGACGAAGTTCCGATGAAATCTGCTTACGATGTTTCTAGCCTTCCCATAACCAACAAGATGCTGAAATGGGTGACCAAGTTTGGAAAAGAGGTCGGTGCGATAGGAGAAGAGAAGTTGACCGACAGGCAGGCAAAGATTTTGCTGGTAACGGCTTTGGATCAGGAGAAGATTTCTGTGGAGGATGTGGAGGATATGGTCGGGAACAAGCCGGCCAAGGGAAGAGTACGATACGATCAGTGGTGGATTACTGGTTGTATTGATGGAATGGTTTCGTTCATTTTGAGTTCGTTACGGCAGGAGCATCCAGATCTGACCAGGGAGGATGTAGGAAAATGGCCTGTAGCGGCTGTGTTTGAGACGTCTCGAACTGTCGAGAACTTGACTGCTCCAAACTTGGGAAATGGATAGGGCCCGCCGAACTCAACCGTCTGTCCAGAGATGCGGTAGACAGAGGAAAGGAGTTCGAGTCCGGCGGGCTGCTAGTTGGGGTTGGGAGAGTGGATGCATGGATGCTTCGATTGCTCTGTGATAATCCTTGGGAGGGAGGTGGCGGACATCAACCAAGAGATGTGGCCAAGTGGACACCAGATCAGGTGTGGTTTCGGCTATGCGGTGCGGACTTGTTGAAGACAGGCAAGAGAACGAAATCGGCTGAACCTCTTGCTGTTCAAGCGGGCAGTGGCGGGATGGTGACAGGAAGAGCTGCTGATGGGACGCCGATCAAGGGACGGATTGCAGGCAAGTCGTTGGCACGTCAGTTGATGGAAGAGTCTCAGGTCAGGAAGGCGGAAGAGAAGAAGGTGGAAGCTGAAAAGAGCTGATAGTCGTAAGCGGCTTCTTCCGAAAGAGAAGACTACGGTATAGGAGGGTTTCTGGTGGGACTAGAACTAGCAAGAGCGTTTGTCACTGTGCGAGGAGATGCTAGTCGGATACGGCAGGACTTCTCGGCTATGCGAACTCCTGTGGTTGCTGAAACTGCCAAGATTGGGGCTGCTGCTGGGAGAGCATTTTCTGCAGCAATGGCAGCAGCAGGGGTATTAGGATACGTTGGTATATTTTCGCTGGCTGCAGGAGAAGCTGCCCTCTTTGAAAGGAAGATGGTAGATGTTCGGGCGAATGCTCGTCTGTTAGGAGAGGAAGGGGCAGAATCGTTCGAGCTTTTGGCTGAGACTGCTCGGAGGCTGGGAGCCACTACAGAATTTAGTGCGAAGCAAGCTGCTGAGGCTCTTGATTGGATGGTGCTCGGCGGATTGAATGCTCGTGAAGCTACCGAAGCAGTATCAGGTGTTCTCAATTTGGCATCGTCTGCAAACATACAGTTGGCGGAGTCGGCCAAGATCGTGGTCGATAACATGCGGAAATACGGGATGGAGGCTAGTGAAACGGGGAAGGTAGCAGACTTCCTCTCTTCTGCTCAATCTAGAGCACAGATTACGGCATTGGATTTGTCTCAAGGTTTGCGATCTTTGGGGGCAGTTACTTCTTCGATGAACGTAAGTTTCCGAGATACAGTAGCATTGCTTACTGGAATGGGAAGGGCAGGCACTGAGATGAGCAAGGCCGGATCATCTCTTGGTATGGCTTTGTTTCGTTTAGCATCTCAACCGAAGGAGGTAGCTGACGCTTTGCGAGAGATGAACATACAAGTAGAATCTTTCGTTGATGAGAGTAGCGGGATGTTGAACATAGTTGGGCTGTTCAAAAGTATTGCGGAAGCTATGCCTACTAATCCTATTAAACAAGTAGCAGCAGCGGCAGCGTTATTTGGCGCGAGAGGACGTGAAATCCTTGGGTTGATCAACTTGATGAAAGGTACGACGTTTGTTGAAGAAACACAAATAGGACTGTTGGAAGATATGGGACGGGCCGCGGAGGTTTCCGAGGCCAAGTTGGATACGTTTTGGGGTACGTTGAGAGAACTTCGATCTGTTTTGGGGGAATTGGCTATAGCAGGTTTGACTCCGGTTTTGAAAGAACTTGGTCCCTTGTTGGATGGTATCAAGGCGAGTACTGCAATGTTTACTGTACTCGTTACTTGGGTTAACAAAACGGCCGACGCATTTAGTAGTTTACCCTTCGCGTTTGTACTATCTGGTTTTTGGGATTTGATAATAGTAGGCGGGGCATTGACGGGAGTTATTATCACGTTGGAACTTCTTGTGGCAAAACTAGGTTTAGCTTTTGCAGCTTTGCACGGTCCCGTAGGAATAGCCACGTTAGTTTTGGGGAAATGGAAGATTGTTGTAATTGCTTTAGCTGGTTTTATAAAAGCCGGTTTGGTCGTAGCGATAGGTGCTCTGGTAATTGCTATGACAGCCATAGCTGCACATCCTATACCAGCTTTTCTGATAGGTATAATAGGGATAGTCGTGCAATTAGGTAAGGAATGGGAGAAAGTGAATGCGATAGTAAAAGAGGGGAACAAGATATCTGCGGAGTTCGTGCAAAGAGGGGAAAAGCGAGAGGCAAATTTAGCTAAGCAAGCTACACGATTATTGGAGTTGAGTAAGGTTGGCAGGCTTAATAATAAAGATATGAAAGAAGCATTGGGGATCATTGATGATTTGGAGGGGTTATATGGATCGCTTGGGCTAACAATAGACCGGACTACGGGTGGTATCGTAGGGGTGACAAAAGCCATAGAGTTGTTGGCGGAAAAGAATCGCAAGTCGCGGATAAATGATCTAAGCAGGCATCTTTCTGATTTGGCTAAACAATCTCGAATTGCCGAAAAAGCATCACACACGTTATTCCGTGATCAGCAAGGTGCTATGTTGGAGCATATAAGGTTGATGGAAAAGATGGCTGAGGTACAGGAAGAGCTATTTGAGTTGCGGACAGCTCCGATTGGGATTCCTGGTATGGGTGAAGGAGTAGGCGATAATAAAGCATTTGATGAGTTCAAAAAAAGGATGGCTGAAGAAAAGAAAGAAAGAAGGAAAAAATTATTCGAGGAAAGAAGGGAATTGACGTCTGAGGTTCAAAGGCATGATCCATCTTCAGTCCGCAAGGAATTTCAGTTACTTCACATGCAAGTGGCGGCCATCGTCAATCAGTTTCCACAGCTTCATGGAGCAGCATCAAGATTTCTTGAGGCGGAATGGAAGAGGAACCCGTTTGGCAAGGTGGCTGAGCAGATCAAACAGGCCAAGTCCAAGACAGATAGCTTGAAGAGGGGTTGGGAGGGCTGGCGGTTAGAGCTGGAGAAGTTCTCTCGTCAAGATTGGGTATCTCCAGTTCAAGTGAGACAGATGCGGAACATGTTGGTGTTGCAAGACAGACTGGAGAAGCAAAGGGAACGAACAACATCGCTCAAAGGAATGGCTCAGAGCATACGAGAGGAATTGGAAACGCCGGTGCAGAAGGTGAAAAAATTAGCAGTTGAGGTGGGGACTCTTGTTGCGAGAGGAGAACAAGGTCTTCCTGGTAGTTTGTCTCGGGAGGAAGCGATAAAGCGTCTGATGTTGGAACGAAAGAGGATAGCAGAAGAAGGACCGGGAAGGGGAATTGGTATGGAAGCAGGACGTTTTGGATTTGCCAACTTCGGAAAATCTTTGCAGGATGCTATGTTGAAATCAGACGATCCGGCAAAAATGACGGCAAAGAATACAGCCATGACAAACAAGTTGCTTGATAAGATAGATCAAGCAGTTAGAGTGTTGGGAGAAAAGCCACAAGCTCCGGCTGTTCACGGTAAATAGGAGAGTACATATGCAAGATCCTGGTGATTGGCTACTGACCAGTCCGGGTGGAATCAAGCACAAGTTGATTCGACAGTGGGGAGAGTTCGGACGAGAGGATGCTTCATGGAAGATGGAGATTTGCATTCAATCTCATGACTTGCAGGCGTTTGTCGAAGAGTGCTTCCCAGTTCCTACTGTTGTAGGCCCTTTGATCGTATATGATAGACGATTTTATCCGGCAGGGCTTCCGTCCCTGGAATGCAAGAGACTGTCTGTAGAAGGGTTCGTCTCCGGTAGACCAATAGATCCGTTTTCTGCTGGGGTAGCTTTTTATGCCCCAGAAGTGTATGCCGATACCTATGAGCCTTTCCTCCGAGTAACGATTGACTTCGGTACCTCCCCAACGAACGATACACAAGTAAATCCAAACAATCCTTTTACTTTTCTGGAGATTGTCGCCTCGGAGAGTGGTGAGTTTCTTTCTCATGAGGTCAATCAAGAGGATGTAGAGTGGGAAGATGATGATGGAGAAACAGAGGTCCCAAATGAGAAAGATGTTGATTTGCACCAAACGGTCACGGCTACTGAGGTAGAGTGGACCTGTACGTGGGCACAGATTCCTTTCACGTTTTTTCATACGATATTAAAGCAACGTATGCACGCCGCGATGGGTAAAATCAGTAATGATGTTTTGTCCATTTTTGGGAATGCTCCTGCCGAAACGATCCTGTTTCTAGGTTATCAGAAGAGGTATGAATACACGTGGCGTCAAGGGTCTGCCGGAACAAGTCCCGTGCAAGTCACGATGCGATTTCTTGAGAAGAATTTTGAGGGGCGGCAAAAATCTGCATCCGGTACTTCCGAATCCAGCCAGAGCGGAGCGTTGAGTTGGCAGGATGTACAAGTGACACACAATCACATATGGCGACCTAATCGTGGCTGGCAACGATTGTTAGTAGATGGTGATCCGATCTATCAGCAACACGACATGTTATCAATCTTTACCGGGTGATAATAGAGACCATAGAGATGGCAAGTGAAAAGTTTCCAGAAATAACGCCTGGACAACCGCTTAGTGCTGATCGAGCCAATATGGAAGGTCAGGTCTTGGAAAGAGTGGCCAAGATGCGGCCTGGTTCGGGTATGGACGGTCGGCATGGGGGTTCGGCTCTACAGTTTAGCCGCACATTGGATGCAAAGTTGGCGGCGTTGAGGGTAACGGACGATTCTGATGCTCCGGTTTATCTGGGAGTACTGCGGCAATACAATTTTCAGTCCGACGAGTGGTCAGACGGAGAGAAGTTGTGGAAGATAGATGCTGGAGCGGTGAACACGACGCTCAGTGAAAATAACATTGTGGTGGCCTATTACAACAGGAAGCGGGGAGCTTTCATTCCGGTGGTTGGAAGCGGAGGCGGTGTCCAAATAATCCGCTTCGAGGTGTTGGCCGCCGGTCCGTTTCTTGGCGACGTCGCTACCGAATGCGATTCGGTTACGGCTGAAGTACTAGGCATCTCGTGTGAGGGCGCGGACGTTGCAGTCGGCGATGAGGTTGTTGTCTGGGATCCAAGCCGGTGTAACTTCAACATTCCCATTGAGGTCCTGATCGGTGCACATGGCATGGCCGCGTACATGATCAACTATGCGGCGGATGTGTCAGATTGTGAATATGAACTGTTGGCGGAAGGTGCCTGTCGTTGGGTCGTCCAAACGCTTTGTTGTGCTGAGGACATCTACGCTTGAGGCTGATGTATGCCAACGTTTACCGAGGGCCCTGATCCGTGCCGTAAAAGTCTCAACTGTCTCGAACTCCACGACGATCCGCCAGTAATCACTGGAAACCTCACGAACTGCTGCTGTTGCAATACCTGTTTCAGCGTTCGTCCGGGCGCCCCCGATCTGATCGATACGAACCACACCCATTGTTGCCGTTGTGTTCCTCGGCTGATCTTTCTTCAGTTTATCCCGTACGACGAAGATGATCCGTGTTGTGTCGCAGCATCGGTCCCGATGATAAACGGAGGAACGGGCACAAGTGACACCGACTGGCCGATCACGACTTATTCCGCAAGCATATTTGGTGCGAGCGTCACCGTCGAGCTTGGGCGTTTTGATGCCGGATCCGGCTATGGAACCATCGTAGAAGATGGTGATTGTGCTTGGCGTGTCGTGGCGACAAAGGCCGAGGACGGTCTTGCGGTCGACGAGTATTTTCCAATCGACCACGATACGCGATCTTGTCTGGATGTGTCGGGTATCGAAATCGGAAGCATTACGGGGCCTACCGGATGCACGGGCACGCTGCAACTTGTCAACTATGATGTGGCACACCTACCGTTTGTGTTGCGGGAAGACGTCCCCAGCGTGACAGAGGCGGGCCTGCCGGATGATCCGGAATTCATCACGCTCGATCCACCGTGTGGTGAATGTGGTGAGGTGTGCTCAAAGATTTGCGTGAGTGGAAGTCGGATCATCAGTGGCCTGAATGAATACGTGGAGTTTATTTGGGACGAATACAGCGAAGATAATAGATGGTCTTACTACAACGAAGCCACGGAAGAAACGGAATATATAACGCTATACGAAGACGCCTACGGGAATTGCACTCTCGATTTCAGTTGGACCGGAAGCGGGCCCATTGCCGATCAGGCGATTGATCCGGAAACCGCTTGCAGTTGCAGGATGAAAGAGGTCGTTACCGCTTCCGTCGGCAATAATTCGCTCGGTTTTACCATACGGTGCGGGGTTTGTACGTCGTGGAATTTCTTCTGCGGAACGTGCCGGTGTGTGCCGCTTTATCTTTGTGCCCAAACGTATATCGACAATGTGTTTACGGGTAACCAGATCCTTGAATGGGATGCGGAGGAAATGGCGTGGATGGATGGCTATGATGGTCTGG